CTCCATCTAGCAATTCGGATGTCTTTATTTTGCCTCTTTTTGCTATGCGTGAGTCAAAAAGAGCAGAGATAAGTTCTTTTTCAAATTTTTCAAGCTCTGGCTTTGTTAGCTCTTTAGTAAAATTTTCTAATACATCAGCTTGAGATTTTTCAGCATCAAAAACCGCTTTAAGTATGTCATCACTATTAGCATTGCCATCAATTATATTTTTCAATAGGGGGTTGCCTTGCAAATTTTTCATAGCAGCATACTTATTCATCGTATCCTTATAATATGCCTTTGCTTCACCATTTCCAATTAAGCTCTCTATTGCATCATCTATTATTTTGCCAACTGAAGAGGTATCTACTATTGTGTTATATGCTGGATTTTTGTTAAATATTTTTTGTGCATATTGATTAAAATCACTCTTTATTTTTCTTAGTTCGTCAAAATCAAGTGGCACACCTTTCATTTTGTCTAGCACGTCAATTAGTTGTGCCGCTTCAGGGGACTTTGCTTCAAAAGTATTCATCCCTCTTAGCATTGCTTCTTTTGCATTATCTATTGCATTATCATTTAATATGGCTGTCTTCCCTTGTAGTGCGTGGGAAAGCTCTTGTTCCATATTGCCAAAATCATTTCCAACTCTAGCATAGTAGTTTTTGAAATTTTGACTAAGCTCGCCTTTAGCTCCTTTTGGCAAAAGCTCTCTTACAGCATTAACATCGGCTTGTGCTTGTTCTGCTAAATTTCTAGCCGCCATGCCTGTTGTATCGCCTCTTAAAGAATTTATCACTCTGCCCGTTAATTTGCTATCACTTAGCCCTAAATCTACAAGTTCTTTTTGCACCTCATTAACGCCTCTTGCATTGTTGATAAAGTCAGAAACTTTATTTAGGTTAAATTTTTCTGCTGTCTTTGCTAAGTGCTTTCTTATAAATTCGATTGGCTTATTAAGTAATTGTATATCAGTAAAATTTCCGTTATCTACTGTGTAGCCACCAACGTTTTTAGCATTTTGAAGCATTAAATCAGCTTCATCCCCAGCTATTGCCTTGGCTGTTTTTTCGGCTCCACTAGCATTTGCGCTTGGCACTCCTTTTAATGTCTTTTTTGCCTTACCAATTAGCCCAAAATCAGTAACTTTTGAAGCAATGTCTGCTGCTTTTTTGCTTCCTTCAATGAATGGTTCTTTTGCAAGGCTTGCTCCTTTTGCTATACCTAGCATTGCCCCACCTGCTACTAGATCATCGCCTGCTGCTTCTAGCGTTCTCATTAATAACGCTTTTTTATCTAAAGGCTCATTTAACATTTGAGCTCTGCTAGTATAATCAATCCCAGCCCCAGCGCCTGAGCCAACTGCGCTACCTGCTATTTTTGTAAAAACTCCACCTGGCAAAAGACTACCAAGAATGCTTCCAGCTATCTCGCCTTTACTTGCTGCTATTTGGTTGGTAAAACTTGGCGTAGCATCTAATGTTTGTATTTCTCCATTCTCGCCACTCTTGCCAAAATAAATTTTATTCCCCTCTATTATCGCACCCAAATCATAGCCATATTGATTAGCGATAGCATTTAAAGACTGCTCTATTTTTTTATTATTTTCGGCTGCCCCCTCTTCGCCTTGTATAAGAGATTTTATTATGCCTTGTGTGTTTTGAGCTTTCGCAACATCTACTCTTGCTTTATCCTCCTTGCTCGCTCCAGTCCAATACGCACCAAAGGGACTGTCTTCCCATAATGCGTTGGCTGTTCGTTTTACCTCTTTTCCAATGCCATTAAGGTTATCTTGCAATGTATCAACAGCAGTTAGTGGTTTTGTATTTGTTACAACTGGAGCTTGTGGTATAGGATTGCTATATAGGTCTAAATTATCATTTGCTTTTGGCTTAATAAAATCTTTTGCAAGTGTTATCCCTTGTAATTTACTATCATCAATATCAACGCTTAATGAGTTATCACTATTTTTATATACGCCGTTTCCATTTGCTCTTACTTTTACTGGTTGATTGCCTTTATACCCTATTGTTAACTCTTGTTCACCGTTAAAATCAAATCTCATTTTTTTATCCTTAATTCATATAGTGTGTGCCATGCTCATCTAAATTTTGTTGAAAATCATCATTATCTACTCTGCCTCTTTTTCGTTTCTCAAATTTCTCTTTTACTGCTTGAGACACTCCGCTTTGTTGTTGTGGTTGCACTGCCTGACCTGCTGGATTGTATAATGCACTAGCCCCAAAACCACCACTTATTTTTTCCTTGCCGTAAAGAATGTTGTTTATGCGCTCATCGTCAATAATTAGTGGTTGCAGTTGCCTTTGCATATCATCAGCCCCCACATAATTCTGAGCTTTTGCTTGATTGATTATTTGATTTAGCTCACTTAATGTTTGAGCCCGTCTAGCTTTTATATTTTCAGCAGCCACATCTGCACCAGTCCATCCTGGACTTAACTGCTCTCCCATATTTTTATAGTTAAAGTTTCCTTGTCCTTTTTGGTTATCAGCGTATGCGCTTTGATAAGCTTGCATTGTGGCAATATATTTTCTGGCATCCTCATTTAGGTTTGGAAATATCATTTTAAATTTATCAAGTCCTCCGCCAAGGGTTGATATACCATCGCCACCACCTGCGTTATTTGCTGCGATTATTAACCTATCTAAAGCAGCAAGCTCATTTAGCCCTTTGTTAAATCCATTTTGTAAAACAGCGATCGCATTTTTTTGTCCAGGAGTTTTTTCGTTTGCTCTTACGGCTGAGTTATTTTTCATTCCTACCCAAGCGTTTCTATAATATTCTTTTTGTTTATCATCCCAGTTTTCGCTACCCTGAGGGTAAGTGCCACCAAGCGCTGAAAATGTCAGGTCGTTTTGTATTTGTGTTTGTAGTTTTTTATCATCATTATTATATTTTTGCATTTCAAAATTAAGTCTATTTGCGTTTGTATTTGCGTTTAGCATACCAATATTCGCCATTAATTGATTGTGGTAGGCGTCGTTTTGATATTTGTTGGCTTTTAGATTTAGCTCTTGCCCTTTTATCCCAAGCTCATCACGCTTTAGCCCTTGAGTTATGGCGTTATTGTTTGCCGTTTCAGTTTCGGTTGTTGTGTGATGGCGAATATCTTCGTTTAGTTTATTTATGTTGTGTTGCTCGGTTGCTAAATTTGATCTATTCTCCTCTGCTAGCCTTTGTTTTGTGAAGTTGTTTCTTACGCTATCTTGATATATATCCCATAATGCTCTACCAGTTGCACCTACTGCGTCTATTGTGTTGGTGTTGTAGTTGAAATCTACTTTATTTGGGTTAAAATATGGCATTTTCGCTCCTTTTTGTGAGGCTTAGATTAGTAAGCCTCGTCCTCTTGTTGTTTATGAAAATTTGACGCGTTCCAAGCATTGACTAAATTTTGATTTGCTTGATTTTCTCTTTGTAGCTGTCTTTGTGAAAGCATCTTATTGAAATCGTAAGCATCTTTATTTAGATTAAATGCTTTTTTTGCCATTTTGCTTTGATTATAAGCACTCCATAATGCGCCACCAGTTCCTAAAGCTGTTAGCCAGTTAGGTGTGCCACCTGCGTCGCCACCGCTAAGCCAACTTAAAAAGCTACCGCTACTACCACCACCATTATTTTTTCCGCTAGCTACGCCCCCAATTGCTTGTGTTATATTGCTTCCGCCCCAGTCGTCAAAAAGTCCTGCCATTTTGTACTCCTCTTATAATCCTGCTAATTTCAAAAGCTCTGCGCCATATTCCACATCGCTCACATTTTCGCCTTTTTTGGCTCTATCAAACGCCGATAGCTCACTGCTTGCATTTGAGCCGCTTAAAATTTCGTCTGGCTTCTCTTTGCTTTTTGCTACATTGATCATTCCCATTGCTACTGCTTTCCAACCCACATAGTTTTCGCCTAGTAGATCACTCATGCCGTGAGCTTTTGCAAACTCTGCTAGATCATCAGGGCGTATTGTTGGATAGTCTTTTTTGAACTCTGCTAGATTTTTATCAAAGACTGCTTGGCGTCTAGCTTCCTCTGCTTGCGCTGCTTGTGCTTGTGTGATTTGATCCATTTGAGCTTTTAGTGCGTCAAGATTTCCAAGCCCTAAGCTATCAAGCAAGGCTTGTTTTTCAGGTTCAAGTTGTGGTTTTACCCCTTGTGCTGATTGCTCTTTTGCTGCTAGCGCCTCAGTTAGTGCTTGCTTAATAGCATCTATATTTAACTCCTCTTTCTTTGGCTCATCTGACACTGTCGCTGGCTCAGTCTTTGCTTCCTCTGCTGGCTGTTCTGCTACTTCGTTTGTTTCAGGCTCTGCCTGCTCGTTCCCATTTACTATAGCTGTTAGCTCGTTTAGTGCTTCTTGCTCTGTCATTTATTACTCCTCTTTGTAATTTTCAAAAAAACTTAAAAGGCTTTCGAGAGTTTTAATGTTCTCAATCGCCCTTAACCTCACTTCATCGCTATTTTTCTCATTTTGGCTAGCGGTAACACTTGCCGCATAAAGCCCTAATAGATATTCTGAAAAACCCCTAAACGCTTGGCATTGCGTCAGCTGGTAAAGCTCCTGCTTCTGCGATAGGCTCTGCCACGCTTGGCAAAATAGCCTGTGGCTTAAGTTGTTTAGCAAGCTCACTCTCCTTTCCGATAAAATTCTCTGGGTCTTTTATCCCATATAGAGGCAGAAGCTCGAGTAAGATTTTCTCGTTTGCTTCTTTCATTCTATTTGCCCCCTCGCCGTCTTGGAGCTGTAAGCACATGCCAAATTGAGCTGCTATTACTTGGCTAGCGTCCATCAGGCTTTTCTTTTGCACCTCTTTATTTAGCGCTCCTATACCAGTGTTTAGGTTGATATTAAAGCTCGGTATTTCGCCACGATTAAACCCTGCAAAAAATAATGGATCACCATATTTCCAAACTAAGAATGCAAGACGTTCAAATATAGGCTCAAAAAAGGTCTCATTGTAGGTTCTTATATATCCTTGAAGCCTGACACTTCCCTCATTTGCCATAATTGACGCCATTGTCGCTGTTTCTTGCCTAGTTGCAGGCGCTCCATTTTGTTGAGGACTGACGCCGCTTACCTCGCTCATCTCCTGCTCGATCACTTGAAGTGTTGCCATTGAAGCGTTGATGTCGCCAGGTGGCACGATCTTGATGTCGGCTGGGCTATCGGTAAAAATTGCTCCACTTGGGCGTTCTAAATCAGCTCTTGATATGCTAGCGCTGCGGTTAAAGATAATTTTTGGCATTGCTTGGTTTCTTGTCACGTCTGTGATTGAGTTTCTGATAGCATTTAGTTCGTCTTGCAACGGCAAAAGTGAAGCAAGCGCAGGCTCCCCATAAGCACAAACAAAAGTTTGATCTATATTTCTTCTTGTTTGTGGTAGCATATAGCCAAAAACAAAAGGCTGTCCGTCTTTTAGTTCTACTTTATCTCTTAGCAACTCGCTATTGTAAAGCGTGCTAACGCTCCATTTATCATCGTCTAGCTCATAAATT